AATCCACTAGCAAACTAAGGAGATAATATGGCTAAGAAGAAAAAAGGTAAAGGTAAAGGCGGCTACGGAAGAAAAGGTTATTAATGGGAGCTCCAGTAAAATCAGGAGATAATCCAAGAAGAGCAGCATTCTTACAACGTATGGGTGCAGCAGCAGGACCTCAGTATAAAAATGGTAAAAAGACACCATTATTAAAATCTTTAAATGCTTGGGGTGCTTCTAGCAAATCAGATGCTATTAAAAAAGGCAAAGCAATAAGCAAAAGAAATGCCGCTAAAAAGAAAAGGAAATAATATGGCACTTACTAAAAGACAAGCAAACGCAATGGCTAGGCATAAAGAACATCATACTGCTAAACATATGAAAGAGATGAAAAAATTAATGAATGGCGGTAAGACCTTTACAGAGTCACATAAGATAGCTATGAAAAGAGTGGGGCGTTGATTAATGGACGAAAAACTTAATCATATGCAATTACAGCTAGACAAGCACACTTCTCAAATAGGAAAGCTGTTTAGTAAAATTGATGATACTAATTTATGTATACAAAAGATTAACACTTCTTTGCTTCAGATTAAATGGGGTGTCTTTGGTGCATTTGCTTGGTATATTATAGGACAAGTAGGAATTATAGAAGCAATGAGGTTAGCAGTATGATAGGCTTTTTAACAAACGTAGCACCAATAGCTTTAGGTTTTGTAGCTAAGTTGTTTGCACTTAAGAGTCAAGCCGCATCAGAACAACAGAAGTTAATGATACAGAACTTACAAGCACGCAACGATTCTATAAATCAAGCTAGAGATAGAGCAGACAAAGAGAGCCCTATGGCTGCACTTAACAGACGAGTCATTATATTTGTCATACTAGCACTAATTATATTTACACAAGTAGCACCTGTGTTCTTTAATGTGCCAACAGTAATACCTAATACTATAGAAGGATTTAATTTCTTTGGTATACAGTTTACACCAGACATAGTAGAGTACATAGAAATACAAGCAGGCTCAGTATTAAAGATGGATGAAATCTTTGGCTGGGCTACAATGATTATTGAGTTTTACTTTGGAGCTCAACTAGCAAAAGGAAAGTAAATGACTTATAGAGAAATTATTAACAGCGTTTTAAGAAGACTAAGAGAGGATACTATAGACTCTGATTGGTCAGGTAACTTATATGATTCTGTAACTATCTCAGATTATCAAAAGTTAATTGGGGAGTTAGTTAATGATTCTAAAAAGAATGTAGAGTCTTATCACGATTGGAATGCCTTAAGAGAGACATTTAATGTTAAAACATCTCTAGGCAATATGCAATACACTTTAGGTGATGCTACTAAAGGTGCAGGTGTGTCTTTTAAAGTATTAGACGTTATATGTCAAGATACTGGACAAGTATTAGAGCAAGTGCCTAATGATTGGATTAATGAGCAAGTGTTCCCTCTGACTAGTGCGTCTACTGGTAAACCTACTTATTATGCCTTTAATGGTATCTCACAAGCAGGTACAAACAGAGAGCCAGACTTTAATATTGATTTCTACCCTGTTCCTGACTCTACTCAAACAATATCAGTTAATATTGTAGGTGCTCAAAAAGAATTAAAGACAGCATCACAAGTATTAAGAGTTCCTTCACAGCCTGTAATTCTTGGGGCTTGGGCTAGAGCTATAGCAGAGAGAGGTGAAGACGGAGGAAGTATCTCTAGTGCTGTTGCGGCAGAAGCTAGAGACTCTTTAAACATTGCAGTTCAGTTAGATGCTGGCAATATGGAATATGAAAGGGATTGGGTAGTAGTATAATATGGCACTAGAATCTAAGCAAATTAATGCTGTACCTTTAGATACTATTGGTATTAATGGTATAGATACGCAGACAACACCAACTGCTCTAACACCTAATTGGTTTACTAAAGCAGACAATGTTGTTTATACAGAAGGTGGTAAAGTTACATTTCGTAAAGGATTAAAGCAGGGCACATTAACTGGTGGTGCTAAGATAGGTTCTATAACAGAACATTATAATGGCACAACAAATAAGATATTTGCTGGTGTTGGCACTAATATGTATATTGTTGATTTGTCTGATAAAGATAATGCTTGGACAGGGTCTTTTGCTACAGGTGCGGCTTCTTCTGATTGGCAGTTTACAAATTTTAATACTCATCTATATGCTGCTCAGTTTGATGAAGACCCGTTATATTATGATAATTCATCTTGGGCTAAATTAAAAGATACAAGTGGTTATCAAGCACCTTCAGGTGTAACTACGTTTGACCCTAGCTGTATGTTAGGTTTTTATGGTAGAGTATGGGCTGGTGGTATTACTGAAGAAGATGATGTCTTATATTATTCTAAATTATTAGACGGTCATAAATGGGGTGCTGATGGCGGCTTTATAGACTTAAAGTCTGTATGGGGTCAAGATACTATTGTAGCTATACACTCTTTTGCAGGTAAGCTAGTTATATTTGGTAAAGAGAATATTGCTATTTATAACAGTCCTGACATAATAGGAAATATAGCTTTAGACGAGGTTATTAGAGGCATAGGATGTGTATCTAGAGACTCTATACAATCTATTGGAGATGATTTATATTTCTTGTCTGATACTGGTGTTAGGTCTTTATTTAGAACTACTCAGTTAGACAAACTACCCCTAACAGAAAAATCTATAACAATTAAAGACGAACTAATATCTAATATTGGTAGCAGTACAAATGTTAAGTCAGCGTTTATGCTAAATGAAGGTCTTTATATTTTATCTTTTGTAGATAAGAATGTTACCTATGTTTTTGACACTACATATAAGACAGAGAAAGAAACTCCAAGAATAACTAAGTGGGATTTTGCAGACAGTAGAGAACCTGCTAGTATGGCGTACACAGAAACATATGGGCTTTTAGTAGGACAACAAGCAGGAAGAGTTGCTACTTATGAAGGTTATTATGATGTAGACTATAGCGGCTCTAGCACTTATACTTATAATAGCTATACAGTTTCTTTTTCTACGGTATGGATTGATTTAGGAGAAGGCGTACAATCATCTATTCTTAAAAGATTAGTAATGCTTGTATCAGGAGGTCAAGGAACAGATGTAGGTATTAGGTTGTATAAAGACTTTGAAATGACACCTAAAATATCACCGACATTTAAACTTAATCCTACACTAAGCGGTGAGCCATCATACTGGGGAGCTACGTTTTCTAAGTATGGACCACTTACTGGACATACGCATAATTCAGCGACACATCCAGCAGCTTCTAAGTATGCTCCAATACACGGATTTAAAGAGCGTTCTATACCATTAGCAGGTAGTGCTAAGTACATAAGATTAGAGTGGGACGGAGTAACTAAAGGTTACAAAGCATCATTACAATCATTATCATTATTATTTAAACAAGGTAAAATATTATGAGTAATTATACAATAGCGGTAGGTTGGTCTGGAAAAGATGCCTTAGCAGACACAGACCCCGGAAAAGTTATCTCAGGTGCTGACTTTAATACTGAATTTACAGCAGTAAGAACAGCACTTAACTCTAAGGCAGATGCAAACGGTAGTTCTTCAGAGAACTTTACTGTTAATGGCTTAACGGCTACTACAGGCACGATTGGTGGTGAGGAGATAGTTACCCTAGCTACACCACAAACGTTCACTAAAGCTCATCCTACGGCTTCTGAGACTATAACACTAGCTTCTACACAGACAGCTAACCTGTTAAATTCAAACGTATTTGTAGTTAGTGTGCAAGGAAACCACACACTTAATGTGTCTAATATGACATCAGGTGTTGAGGCTTCTTTCTTAATTAAAAATACTGGTGCTTATGATGTAGCATTTAGTACAGACTTCTCATTTATTGGTGGTCATAACCCTACAATAACATCAGGTAACGGTAAAGTAGATTTAGTTAGATGTGTCTCAGATGGCACTAAAATGTATTGTAATATAGCACAAAACTTAACATAGGAAAAAAATATGGCTGGTTTCTTTAATACAAGTTGGGA